TCGTGTTGTGTTAGTGTTGTGACGGTACTTTCTTCGTCTGTTTGCGCAATTCCTTCCGTAACCTATAAATCTGATTCTTTACCGGAACGCTATTCTTTGCTTCCGGCTTTAGTGATTCAATCTGCAACTTTAAATCTAGTACCTCTTTTGCCTTATCGACGCAATCGAGCAAGTCCAGACCGGAGCGAATAGACTCGTCTACAATCTCGCTAGCTATCCGGATGCGGTCGTAGAGCTTCTTTATATTGTCGGCATGGTCGGCGCGATTCATTTCGAGTATTCGACCTTCATTTGTATAACCGTCATAAATGACATAATACAACTTGTCTACGTCCGGGCGACCGAGGAAATGACCGAGGAACTGCCAATAATATTCGTCCTTTTCGTCGATAGTGTTTCCGAATTGCAGTGATTCGATTTTTCCTTGCGACATCGGACACTTGATTTCTCCCAAGGCGATAACTTTTCCGTCGAATCCGTACACATAGAAATCTGGTGAATCTCCGAATCCTTCAAACGGTTCATTGAAAACAATGTCGTTAAAATCAGTTGTACATGATTTGATTTCATTCATTAATTGAGTACGTACCCATTCGACCGCTAGCGGTTCGTTTTCGTGTCCCCAGTCAAACGCTTTTGAGCTTCCGTTTTCTCGCATCGTTCCGGTTCTACGCTCGTATCGTACTAAATACATCGCGTCTAACGCACCTTTACCAAAGGGACAACCTTTGCCCGCTTTCATTAAATCGGGAAGCGTAGAGGCAGTTATTTTGCCTTGTCTCTTTTCCTTCCATTCGATTTCTTTTTGTTCACTTGATTTCATGTGCTACTAGTTCTTTAATTTGTTCTTTAGTTAGTTTATATTTTGTTTGGACTTGCGCGACCGTAAAGCCACCCGCCAGACCGTCGAGGATATTTTTCCAGATTACCGATCCGGTTTCAACCGTAGGAAGTGATTTTTCTACTTTCGGGATGAATGGACGAATACGGAGTGAATCAACCTTTTCGCCGAAAGCGTCAACTATTACCGCCCCGATTTGGATTTGCTTGTTTATCCACTCTTCGAAGTTCGGTGTTTTGAAAATCTTCGTCATAGTTTTGCAGTTCGTTCGGTTGAGAATCATCGGTTTTACATTTTCGTAAAAGTGAGCGACAAAACATTCTTCTTTTTTAC